TCGCTTACCGTAGATTCTGCATCGGTATAATCAGGATTTTCATGCTGCCAATCGGAAATTTGTTGTACATTTTTGTGCGCAATATGTTTTATCGCATACTTTATTTTTGTATTTTCTTCATTCTCCTTTTCCCATATACCTTCATCTTTGACATATAAGGTTTCTCTCTTTAGATCGCTGCAATGAATTGGTCTTTTGAAAACATCTAGGTCTTTTAGACCATTAACAAAGACCTTGCTAATTCCTTCTGCGTATCCAATTTTTCCCACCGTCTCCAAATCGCTCAGTTGAAGTGTTAAAGATTTAACAAAATCCATAATATTCATCGCGTCTTTGCATTGCTCGTTCAAAAAGAAGTTTAAATTGAATTTGTTGTTTGTTGTGTTGTTGGAATTGGTGACCACCATCTTTTCCTTCGATAACTCCAGCACTTGTTTTTGTAGTTCTTGGTTTTGTTTTACAACGTCAAAAACTAGGTTTGTAAGTTTTTCAATCTGGTTAGGTTGCACATCTTCAACAAATAAATCATTCGTTTTTATAATTTTGCATTCTTTTTGGTGTTTATGAAGGCTTTGTCTATGTTTATATTTTCGACCACAATCACAATTAAAGTCAGTTTTGGCATTTTTTTGTAAGTCGTTTGTAAGTATTTGGTGCCGTCGAGTAGAAAGATGTTTTAAAAAATTGCTATTTTTGCAGCATTTGAAGTCACACTTTTCACAATAAAAAATATCGGCATTTTTCGTGTCAGCCATTGTAAGTCTTAATAAGGCTTCAGAAAAAGTGCCTAAACGGTTTCCGCGAAAAAACATATAAAATTTATAATAACAAATATAATTGTCTTATTTTTTCTTGAGACGATTATGATGCGAGTTTGGATTTCGGCATTTTTCTCTTCTTTTTTGTAAGTATTTTGGTGCCTCGTCTCGAAACTTTTTATCTTTTTTTTCTATTCTCGACCATTCTACGTAAGATGGATTATTTAAGTTTTTTACCGGCATTTTTTGTGTCAGCCATCGAAGCCTTACAAATAAAATGCCAGAAACCCTTTTCAAAAATTGGGTAAAATTTCCAATCACAAATAATTTTTCTCAAAAAACTTTTAAGAGCAATATGCTCTGGTGCAAAAAATGCATATTTTTTTCCCAAAAGTAATTTTGACTTTTCGATTTTGGACAAAAAAAATGTCCAAAATCGATTTTCTGAATTGACTTTCGGCGAAAAAATATACATGTTCTTTAAACTAACTTTTAATATATATTATTTTCGGCTTAAAGACCCCGCGTGGGGGCGGTGCAAGCTTTTCTCTCAAGGATTTATATGGAGAAACCATCTTTTGTTTATTTATTGGAATCGAGTGATGGCGCAACCTATATAGGCGCAACGATAGATGTGGATCGCCGTTTAAGACAACATAATAAAGAAATAAAAGGTGGGGCGCATGCAACCGGAAATAAGGTTGCAAAAGGGGAATCTTGGTCGAGAATTTGTTATGTTCAAGGATTTCCAGATTGGACTGCGGCTTTACAATTTGAGTGGCGATGGAAACAATTATCCAGAAAGTTGCCCTCTAAGATGCAGCCTTTAGAGAGAAGAATGATGGCATTAAAACAACTATTGGCACTTGAAAGACCAACTACAAAAGCGGTTGCTTATTTAGAGTGGTCGGTGGAACCGGAAATTAAGTGGGAATCTGACTTTGCAGAGCAAGGATTTATCTCGTTATAAAAAATCGGTGTATTTATAACCGATATGTGGGCAAGCATTTTATAATATTTTTATAATTTAAATGCCGGTTTTTTTATATTATGATAAAAAAATACATTCCGACGTGATTACCAATATCAGTACAGATTTGACAAATAACGGGTTTCGCGGCCAAATTGCGATTATTACCAACTCTTTATATCGAGAGAAGACCTTTCAAACTATAGCCGGTACAAAAATTCAATATAAAACAACATTTATAGATAAATTCGGGTCAAATGTTATATTTAATCTATATTCTGTTTATTATTTTGAGGACGGTTCCTTTCAAGTGGGGGGAAATTTATACAATCCTTGTTTGAATGAAAAATATTCAGAAACACAAAAAATTATTTCTGGAACTGGATTATATTCTAATATGGAAGGAGAGGTCACAATACACTCGAAAAGCAATTGTCGAACTATAGAAATAAATATGTTGAAAACAAATATAAACACTTGACGATGTTGAATATATAATATGCGCTTCTTTACTGCTATATTGTTTTCAACAATTGCTTTTTTTTCTCGCGCTACGGATGTATGTCGGGCAGAAAATGCATGTGTTAGCTTTTCAGTAACCTCTGGAACAGGTTGCGCTTGGATGTGCAATTATTGTGCAAATTCACTTGGAACAAATAATTACTATTTTACGGATGGTGTTTGTAAATATCAGGATGGTGGTTGCGTCGGAAATCCCCAGGCCGGAGTGCAATATACATGCTGTTCTGTATAAATTCAATACCAAACTAAATAATTTGTTATTGAATATTGCTCTTATAAATGGACAATCCCGCTAATCCATTTTTATTGAAGCGGCTGTACAAAATCGCCAATCTTCCTTGGAGAGATTTTGATAAAGAAAATAAAAGAACTGAAATAAGTCCGGGATTACGAAGTAATAATCCGAGAGAAGAATGTGAATTATATCCGGCAATACCCATAACAGGAGATGGTAATCTCTGTAAAACGGCAAAAAGCATGATTGCAATGAATCCTTGAAGAGCCAATTGAGATAGAACAAATATTGCTAATGTATGGGTCGATAATTTTTCTGTATAATTAAAATTAAATGGTGGTAATAAATATCCATCTATTAATGTAGCCAAACTAAAAGAACATATGCTATATATAATACTAACCCACAAATAGTCAATAAATGCCAAAGGATATTGAATTGGCGGGAAAGAAAGTGGTCCGCGAATTTCGGTCTCTATTATTATTTCTTTTGATTTTGTCATGCCTACTATAAAAGGATAAAAAAATATGTTGAATCAATATTGTAATTTTTCATGTATTCCAAAATTTAACCAATGATAAATGGCTTCACTTTCACTGGTAATCATTGGAGCTAAATTCTCATTTTTTTTGATATATTTAACCCAATTGAAATCATCAGGTACATTGTACTGTTTTTTACCGTTATTCAACCAGTGTTCAAATGCGTCCTCTTTTGTAATTATTCCAACAGAATGAAGATTTAAATTTCCGATATAAGAACACCAATCAAACGTACCAGTTCGACCCTCCTTTTTTCCAATTTTTAACCAATGATCCAATGCGCCTTCTTCAGTTTTTACATGTGACAAGTCTTTGTAATTATTAATGTAAAAGAACCAATCAAAACCAGATATTATATTCGAATCGGAACAAGTCCTCCGAATAGATGATTTCAGATCAATAGAAAAATATTTTCTTCCTTCTTTCTTGCCATAATTTGTCCAATGACACCACGCCTCATCGATTGTTTCAATTAAATACAGATCACTATAATTATCTTTATATTTTATCCAATCAAATCTGTATTTTATTTCTTCTTCTGGGTTACCTAATCCTCGTATTTCTAGATCGGGTAATGCGGTGTCGTCTAAATTAGTTTTCTTGGAAAAATATTTTCGACCTTCCAGTTTTCCATAATTTTTCCAATGATTCCAAGCCTCATTAAAAGAATTAAACGACGATAGATCAGAGTAAAAATTTTTATAACTAATCCAATCGAAATTTTTTCTCTCGTTAGAGTTTTGGGAATCACATCTTAATGAAAAAAATTTACGCTTTTCCAGTTTTCCGCAATTAATCCAATGGTTCCAAGCGGTATATTTATCGGAAATATGTGCAAGATCAGTATTTTCTGATATGTATGTTTCCCAATCGAACGTTTCTTGAGAGATGTCAAAATATATTCTAGATTCATTTTTACCATGATTTATCCAATGATTCCATGCGTCGTCTAGTGTCGCAATCAGTGATAAATCACTATAAAAAGAAACATATCCCTCCCAATCGAAATTTTCATGTTCTATTTTATTAATTTTTTCGTATTCTTCGGATTTACAAAAAAAAGGATTTGAAACAATGATAATTCCCACGTTTTTATTTGTTGTATTTGAAAAACCATCAAACGGAACAAGTTTTTTGTTTGAAAACTCGCCATTCATTCCTATCCACTCAAATTCAATATTGTATCTTTGAACGAATTCATAGAAAGCTTTTAGTTCGTGGAGACGATAGTTTGTACAGTTGATTAATTTTCCAAAGACAATGATTGTCCCCTTTTTAATATATTTATACAACTCGTCAAAAATTTGATAGGTTGATCTATAAACATCGCAGTCAATATGCAAGAATGATATGAAATTTTCTTTCAAGTGCAAACTTTTAAAAGAGGGAATTGTATCCGAAAACCATCCTTCTATAATTTCAACATTTTTATTCAAATCTTCTGGTTTTTTGAAATGCTGTTCTTCATTCAAACTATTTTGATATGGCATAAAACTGTCAAATGAATAGACAGTACTTTCTGAATAGTGTGATATATGATTCGTTGAAATTCCGCTTCCTGTACCAAATTCCAACCATAGTCCGTCTGTTTCGATCAAATTATTAACTAATAAATGAAGAAGAACATTTTTTTCAAGGTTAGGAATTTTATTTTCCATATTTTTAATAAATGTCTCATATGATACCCCCCCCGGAAATTTTTCGACTTGCATATTTGTATTTATAAAAACATCCGAAGACTTCATTGTATTATAAAAATCAGTGTGATTACTCCCCTTTAAACATTCTTGTTTATTATTTTTACATTCTTTACAATCAATGTAGTTTCCATAGCGACAATCTTTTAGTTTTTCTAACTTGTAAATAGCGAGACCATTAAAAGCTGATTTTACCTTTATGGGGGTTTTTGTATCTCTCAACAAAGAAGTAAATTGAGAGACCTGCTTTTCAAACTCTTTTTCACGTTTTGCACATCCAAACATGTCTTTGTTAAATATTGATGGCTCGCAATAAAGTGTTTGATAGTCATAATACTGTTTATTTCTTCCAACACAAGAAATAGCGTCCCATGTGTGTCGAAAAGAATCACATATTCCGTCAAAATTTATAGACCATAAATCGTTGAATTCACATTCTATTGCGTAGGTATATTCTTTATCTAAATTTTTAGTGGTTATATGTTCCAATATCGCATTTCTACAATGAGAAGTTCTATGAGATTTTGAAGAAAAATCCTTGCTACCGTAATCGGAAAAAATTGAATATTCTTCTATATTTTTAGTGC